TAATTATAACATGAGTGAAATTGAAGATCAACTTTTATCTGTGCGTTTAAATAGTGTTTATGACAAGTCGGCTGGTCATAATGATGAGACTGCTTTTAATGAAATTGGTGGTGATAATCCGACTGATGAAGGTGCAAAAAATATTACTTTGTTTGATAGTCCTTGTTTTACAGATGGCGATAGATGTGTTTCGGCATTTGCTATATTAGATGATGGACCTGGGTTAAAAAATATTAATCATTTATGGGGAACTGGTAAAGGGTTAAAAATTAAGAGTTCTGATAAAATTGGTAGTAAAATATCGGGTGCTTTGGCAGCGGTTGGTTATTTTAATCCTGATAACATTATGTATTTCTCCAGAAAATCAGATAATGTTGATGGAAGACAACATCAGCAATTGAATGCTGATTTTTCTGAAATAATGAAGGTTATTCAAACTCCTGGTATGGATATGACCGATGCGGATAATCGCATTAAAAAGGGTGCTAAGAAATTAGTAAAGTTACCTGAACCATCAAAAGACAAATTTGATCCTGATGATGTTTTATTAATTAAACAAATTTTTAGAAATCATCCAAAAATTTGTGAATATTTTGATGGTAATCAAACCGGGTTATTAGAGGTATTTATCTTTTATGAAGTTAAAGAAACAACTTACATTGTGTCGGCAAGTGAAAAATTAACCGAGCAAGTTTCAGAAACCGCATCAGCAGATCAAGACGGTAATAATAAGATTATTAATGAAAGATATTTGAGATTTACAGGTGAATTGCCAAAAATATTAGATAAAAATGAGTTCATTACTTACAATACCAAACTTGTTTTTAGAGGAGACACATCATTTGAATATATTAATGTTGATGATGAAGATAAAAATAGGGTTATTAATTGTGAAACAAGTAAGTCGCATTTTATATTAGGAAAAAAATCAATTCAAGATGATACAGTAGATGAATTGGAGGAGGAAGACGACGAAGACGAAGACGCATACGAAGACGATTGGAATTATGTAAAAACATCGCATTTTGGAACATTTAATAAAAACGTTCTTAGTGTTAAAAATTCAATTTACGAAACAAATAAGGGATATATAAATTTATGTCAATTAGTAAATTTCAATGAGACGTTTCTGATAACCGAAAATGCTGTTGATAAAATAAAATATATTAAAAAGGAAGACACTGGTAGTATTAAGGCGCCAGCTGGATACAAAAAACTAAGACATTTGGGTACTACATATGATCACATCGCAATTGTAGATAAAGAAGAGGCAAAGGAACAAGCTCAAAAAATGGGATTGAGAAAATTAGAAGATATGAAAGGTGTATATGTTTATAATAATGGCAGATATTTAGATAAAGACGATATACCGGTTCTTGGTATTCAACCAAGAAGTTTACCGAATTATAGAATTATAACAAGCGTAGATAGTAAAACCGAAAAATTAATACCAAAAAGAGCTCAAAAGTCGAGTATTTCTCTTAAGGATAGTGCGACTATTATTAGAAATACATATACTGAAATTATTAAGCCAATTTTAAATATAAACTCGTCTCAAAGTGCTACTATTAATTTTGAAAAAGCTATCGAAGATTGGAGTGTATATAGAGTAAAGATACTAATCGCTTTAGGTGCTCTTAAAAAACCTGAAAGAGTAGTAGCGACAGTAATTAATATGCCTTCAACAGCAGTGCCTTCAGCGCCTTCAGCGCCAGCAAATGCGTCTCCTTCAAATACTACGACTTCAACTGCTTTAATGACTTCAAATTTAACAACAACTAATCCTGTTCCTCCACCACACGCAAGATCAGCAACAATGGTATTAGGATCTTTAAATAAAAGCCAATCTATAACACAGTTAAGAAGAATTAAAACAATAATTGAAACAATATCTGGCACAAAAAATAGAGGTGATAAATGTGCGCTATTTTCAACAATTTCTAAAATGATGAAAGATTTAGCATTTGATCATAATTTATGGTCAAATTTTATAGATAATGCGATAGAAATGATAGAAGATTCGGATTTAGACAATACCGAAAAAGTAAAAAATGCTGCTGAATTACAAAATTTTTAAAAATGAAAAATATTTGTATATATTATAAATGTCCGAAAAATATGATGATAGTTTTGACTATGATGATACTGATGACTCACTTAGTGAAGAAGAAACACAACAATTAAATAAAACAACTACAAAACAAGAGCGAGCAATTTTAATAAAATGTGCTATAAAAAATGATCCTAAATGTAGGTCAAAAATTTTAAAAATATTAAGAGATATGAAGTCGAGAGATGTTGATTTGAAACTTATTAATAAATATGCTCATGAAAATTTGTTTGAGAACAGAGTTGAGGAAGTAATTTTTGAATTAGTTGATGAAATTAGTAAAGAAAAAGATGGTGCTAAGGGCACTAAGAAGAAAGGAAGAACAACTAAGAAGAGAAGAGGTTCTAAAAAAAGAGGGAGGAAATGTAAAACAAGAAGGCGTTAATTTTATTAATTTCAAACGCTATATTTAGTGTTTATTTTTTTAATAGTATCATCAATACCTTCTTTCCATATATTTAGATCATTCCATTGATTATTTTTTTCTGTATAAATATTTTTTATATAATCATTTTCAAATAGCTCATTAGAAGAATTAACAAAATAAATATTTGTATTTTTATAATATTTTATAAATAATTCTTGTAATTGTAATACATCTTTGGTATTATATCTACATAAAACAATAATTGATTTCGTATCATTCATAATATTTTTAAATCTGTCAATTCTTCTATTATATTTATCTAATACAACACCATAATAATCAGGCCAATTATTAGTAATAAATTTACCATTTTCTTCACCAAATACGCCTTCGCCAAGATTATTTTCAAAATTACACATATTGGTTAATGGATAATCGTGTGGAAATTGAAATCCATAATAATCAATTAACCTTGATTTATTATGATTTAAAACTAAATTTCTATGAAATTTTTCAAAATTAGTTTCAAAACACTTTTGCAGAGTGTTTATATTAGAAACAACCCAATCAAATGGAAGAGCAAACTGGCGCAAATTCAAATTCTTTAAAGCTGTTGCTGGTGAACAATCATAACCAATTGTTAAATAATTAAAGGTCATTTATATAATATAAATATATATTTTTAGGCATTTTTAATGTTTAAAGGTTTAAACAATTTAAAAACAAATTATACTAATAATATGGTTGTAAATAATACATAAATAAAATATGAATTAATTTACAATTATCTGCTCTTTTAGCTTAGTGGTAGAGCATCACACTTGTAATGTGAAGGTCTCGAGTTCAATCCTCGAAGGGAGCTAATTTTCTATTTTTTACAATGAAATAAAGAAAAAGTAGAGCAAAATATTTTGTTCTACTTTTTTATAATACTTATATACTTTTAGAAAAAGTATAGCAAAATATATTTAATACTTTTAGAAAAAGTATAACAAAAAAACAAAATATAATTATACATTTAGGATATTTTTGCTCCACTTTTCTTTATTCCATTATAAAAGGTAGATTTTGCTCCACTTTTTAAAAAAGTGGATATATATATAAATGGCAGGCAGACCACGAAGAATTCGAAGCATTCAGTCTTATATCAACAATATTGACAATAATACATTTTCAGGTCCAATGAAAATGGGAACAGCACCCAGCATTGGAGTAACGCGCAACTATTGGTATAATTATGTCACGCAATGTAATACAAATCCCAACGCAGTGAAAAAGAGCTATAACAATATGGTTTTCTTAAATGTAAATCCGGCTCAAACACCGGTTAGTGCAGGATTTAGACCAACCACAAATTACAATTATTCTTATAACGCACCACCTGGTGTAGCATTTTATGACCCAAATTCCAAATATAATAATCACTATTATAGACCTTATAATCCTCCGGCTCCAGTTACAAATGGTCAATTTCAACCTATATCTAATCATATGACTGGATTTGTGTCAAAATAATTTAATATCTGAAAATTGTTGTTATAATTAATTATTAATAATATTTATAAATTATTAATAATATTTATTTTTAGTCTAAATAGGATAATTAATAGCTGATGATACAAACCGTCTAACTGTTGTGCCGGGATTTGGTGCTGGGGGATATGGGAAATATCCATTGGGATTACTGGTATAATTATCATACCTTCCTAAATATTGATAAAATGGTCCACATTGACTGTTACCATTTCCACATACGGATGCTAATCTATTTTTAGCACGACGATTCGCGGTTGAAGAAGCTCCTACACCATTAACTCCAGGTTTATATTTATTGTACAAATAAGTCGCACTATTGCAAGTAATATTACCACCAGGTCCCATTTTGGTGCTGCGTCGTCCACCTACACCAACATTTTTCTTATATAAAAATCCTGGAAAATTTGTTTGACTTCCATACCAAAATTGTCCATTTGAAGGTCCTGAACCAAAGGCTGACATCTTATATATATATCCACTTTTAAAAAGTGGAGCAAAATTAATTAATTCGACTTTTTCTTAATATAATAAAAATTAATTATATGTTTTTTGCTTTTGCTTCGCTTAACTTTTTTATAAATGGATATATATGACGACAACCGTTAAATATAATAAATTATCTATTCTGATTGAAAGATTTCCAGATTACATCGAAATAATTAAAGATAGTTATTTAGAGTTGTTATCTGAATTAACTGAAGTGTCTAAATTAGAGACCCCCGTGTTTTTGGAAAATATACAAAAAATAAGTCAAATGGGAACAATTATTATTTGTTTTTTAGAAAACCCACCATTTCCTGGTTTCAAAATTGTGGGTTCTGGGACAATAATTATAGAGCCAAAAATAATACATGGTGGTAAAAATGTTGGCCACATAGAAGATGTAGTTGTGAAAAAAAGTTACCGCGGGTTCAATGTAAGTCAAGATATTTTAGACCTTTTAAAAGAAGAAGCAAAAGAGAAAGAATGTTACAAGGTGATATTGGACTGTGATAAAGAAATCCAACGAGTATATAATAAATCAGGTTTCGAAGAAAAAGCAATACAAATGGCTTTATATTTTTAATAATAATATACAAAACAATTAAAGTATATTATTATATTTTGACATTTTGCTCTACTTTT